ATTAACTCTTATTAACTTCTAATAATCCACTAATTATAATCACATTCTAAAACATTTTATTCACAAACTTTTTTTAATCTTTTTTTTTATCATTATTTCTTAATACTTCCCTAAGCCCTTGTCTCTCTAGTCTTATCTCATTTTGAACAATCATTAAAATAATTTAAAATAGTGCTTGCAATTAATAATTTTATGATTCATAATATGTTTTATGAAATGAATTTAATTTATTTCTAATATTAACTTAAAAAAACAAAATATGTCTTTTAAATTTTTAAATATCAGTTTCACAAAATCAAAAATAAACAATCGCTTTATTTTTCGAGTCGGAAACATTATCAAAATTAGCAACTAATAACAATTAATATTAACTTTAAAAAGCAAAATATGAAAAACGAAAACTTAAAAACAGAACTTAAAAAAGACCAAGCTTATGCCGACTTATTAAGAATTGCGGGAATGGCTCGAAGCATGAAAACAAAAGCAATCGAAGACATGACCCCCGAAGCTGACGAGCCTTTAAATTATTTTATTAAAAAGATTTATGGCTTAGAAAATCAAGAAATGGCAACATTTAAGGGCTGGATTGCAAAGGGTTATATTGTTAAAAAAGGCGAAAAAGCTTTTGTCTTTTTTTCTTCTCCGAAACAAATAAAAGTAAAAGGCAAAAACATAATCACGGGCGAAGACTCAGAAAATTCTTTTAATCGTTTTTGTAAATGTTATTTGTTTACAAAAAATCAGGTTGAGCCGTTAAAAGCTTAATGAAACATCACCACGAAAAACCCACTTTAAATATTAACTTTTATAAAAATTATATGAACATAAAAATTGAAAATAACAGCGCAACAACTGAAATAAATTTAGAGGATAATTTTGTTTTGCAAATAACAACATCAAAATTTAATGGTTTATCTTCAAGGTCTCTTTCAACGGTTAAAACAACGGCGAACATGTTTAAAAGATTAAACGGTTGCCTTTCAACTATCCTAGATTTTAGCCAGAAAAAAAGCTTTGACCATGGCAAAATCAGCAGATTAACAAAAGATAAATTAATTGAGCTTCATAATACAGCTTTAAATCAAGGCGATTTTTTAAACCCTGATTTTATTTCAAGAGAAAAAGAAAAATTAAAAGATTTATAATTACCAACAACCACAAAAAAACCCGTTTATTAACTCAAATCTGAAACATATGAAAAATTACATTTATTTTAACGACAAACAATTTTTATTCTTTAAATCCGAAAATGATGAAAGTGCGCGCCATTTTGTAATTAATAATTGCGATTTATCATTTAACCCTAATTTTTTAGAGGTTTGGGACTTGGTGCAAGATAAGGGCGAGATAGTTAAATTTCATGTTAAAGGAGATTTAAGAGCTTTTACCCTTAAAAAATTCTTTATGCTTCAAGCCGTAGGCGATAATGCTTTTATTTTTATTAACCAAAAAAATCTAAAAAATATGCAAAGAACTTGGAAAATTATTGAAAATAAAAAAATTAAAGACGCTTTAAAATTAGAATGTTGCGTGTACATCAAAGAGGGCAGAAAAATTGTTGGTTCAATTGATAGTATTCAAAATAAGATATTTACAGTTGCAACTAGAGAGGGAACCGCAACTTATAAAAATAGTTTCGATGAATGCATTGAATGGCTTAAAATGGTAAATTCGGACATTTTAGGAAGAAATCAAGAAATTATTATTAAATATTAACTCAAATCTAAAACATATGAAAAAAACAAAAATAAACAGACTTTACAGCATCGAAAGCAAATTATATAATCGCTACGATAATAAAAAATATCATTTAACAAAAGAGCGCATTCTTAAAATTCAAATGGAAATTATAATCGCTCAAGCTGACGAATTATTTTTTAATGAAGTCGAAGAAGCTTTAAAAAAGGGCTGGGCTAGCAATGAAGAAGAAAAAGATTGTTGGTTTAATGAAAAAGAACATTGGCTTAATATGCTTTTTGATGCAAAGCATGGTGATAAAGATGCTTTAACCTCTCTTAGAAACGAATTTAAATATAACGAATCCTTTAAAAAACAAACGGCGAGGTTCAAAAATGTATAAAATATTTTTAACAATCGCAATAATCGCAATCTTTTGTCTCAAGCAATCGCACGACACAAAAAAATATAAAGTTGAAACCAATAATCAACTACAGTTCAACAATAACAAACTCCACGCCGTCATCGCTGATGTTTGGAATATTAACAATTAATTTTTAAAATATGATAACGCAAAACGAAACAATACTTTTATCTGATTTTTTAACCAAATCAAAAGAAGGCAAAGAATTAAGTAAAAAAGATTTATTTAATGCTAGTCTAATTGTTGATAAAATTAAAACTAAAATAGACGCTGAAATTCAAGCGATACTTGACAAAGCAGAAGCCAGCGATGCCGTTAATGAATTTAACAATTAACTTTAAAAATATGAAAAAAACAAAAACAAGACAACAGAAAAATGATTATGCAAAAGTTCATTATCATAAAAATAGGCTTATAATTAGCGAAAGAAACAAGCAAAATCGTAAACGCAAGCAACAAATAGACAAATTCCATTTTTACGGCTTCTGGCTATTACTAACGGCGGTTCTAGTCGATACAATTATTAACAAAATTTAAAATTATATGATTATAAAACTTAAACACAAATCAACTTTACAAATAACAGTTGAAACACAGGTAAAAGAAGCCCTCGCACTTAGAAAGGGAAGTATAGGCGGTACAAAGTCTTTAATCGACGAAAGCAATAATTATCATTTTACAATAACTAAGCGGGAAATTAAACGAATCGCCGACGCTAACGGTATAGCAACATTAACAAGAGGTAAAAATGGCTAATATGTCTTACTGTCGCTTTCATAATACTTTTTGGGATTTAAAACAGTGCGTCGAATCTTTACAATACGAAGTAGAAATTAACGACTTAATAGAAAACGAAAAAGATTATGCTTTAAGAATGCGTGAACTTTGCGAGCAATATTTAAAATTAACAGAAATAAAGGAGGAAAATGAGTAGAGAAATTAAATTTAGAGCTTGGGATATTCGAATTAAAGAATTTTTAGGAGTGTTAAATAATTTAAATATTGAAGATTTTGGCAATCTTGGTTTTACTTTTACTAACTACAAAAAAGGAGATTTAATATTTTGTCAATTTACAGGCTTACTCGACAAAAACGGCAAAGAGATTTTTGAAGGTGATATACTTTCTCACAGATATTATTCTAAGCCCGTTATATGCGAATTTGTGGACGGGTCTTTCATATTTGATGATATTTCAAAATATGATAAATCATTAGAAGTTATCGGCAATATTTATCAAAATCCTGAATTACTTGGAGGGCAAAATGGTTAAAATCTTTCTTTTACTCTCAATTATTGCGGTTAGTTTATTCTCGCACAAAAGTAATAAACTAACGGCTGAGACTTATTATAACTACGCTTGCACGAAATATTTTGATGTTTCTTGTGATAATATTAACTTAAAATAGAAAATATGAGAATCAAAAACAATGATAAAAAATTTATAATGTTGTGCGCCATTATCGCGACCGCAATTTTGATAATTTACATCTTAGATTTGCAAAAATATAAAACTGATTGCAAAGCGCTTGATAATATCGAGAAAATCGAATTAGAAACACGCTTGCATGAGTTATATAATAAAAATGACCAATTGGTTCATCAAATTGAAAATGACAATGTAGCGATTAAACACGCACAAAATCAAATCAACGAATTTAAAGTAAAGTGTAAAAATTGCACTTATCATTTATCAACAAATTGGGAGAATTAATATGCAAGACCTAAAAGATATACAAATCGAGATTAAGAAAAAGCTGGGCGGGGTGAGTTTGAATCATTTGATTAATTATGCTTCTTTAGTTTATAAAGAATACATGGATTTTCAATTTTTTGGTCTTCCAAATTTTTTTTATAAAACAAATAATCAGATGATAAAGTTAAATTTCATTCTCAATGACCAACATATATTTAAATCTTATTTTATCTTACTCAACGACCAAAACCAAGCACTTAACATTTTAGGACAGTCGGAAGAATTCCAAAGAAATCTTTACGACGCAATACAAATTATTAAAAATATTAACAATAAATAAAACATATGAAAATTAATAACTATAAATTCCTCATCTTAACAATTTTAAATTTATCTTTAGGATTGGCGCTATTATTAACTAACTCAAAATTGTTTTATGTTTACATATTTGTAAATTTTTGTTTGTTGGTCAATTTAATCTTAGATTGTGTCAATGAGATAAAAAACGAAAATAATAAAAATGAAGATGTTGACTTTTAAATTTCTTTTTATAAATTGATAAAAAATGATATTGTTATTGTTTTTTTTCATATAAAAAGAGTTAATATTTATTAGCAAGAGGGGTTTCATATCCCCTCTTCGCTTACTTGTGATGAAGTCAACATTTTTAATCAAGTGGTTGCCCTGACTTCATCGCTGGAAAGCGAACAGCAAAACTGCTTGATGAGACACAGCGGTAATAAAGTTAGTAGCTTTCCTTCTTTAAATCTGGTGCGAGCGGATTTATATTTTTTATGGGGCTAATCCCGCACGATTAGCCTCGCCAAAATCAAAGCGTGCGGTTATGACAGACATTAAAATAAGAGACTCAAAAGGAAATATTTATGAATCATGCCCTTTTATCAACAAGATAATCGAATTTTTAGATACTCAAATTGAAAGTGCTAATGCTATTAAAATTGAGCTAGAAAATGTTAGGGCGATTAATAGCGAGCTTAGGAAAGAATCGCTAGAGGGAGATTATAAAGATAAACTCAAAATAGTTCAAGATTACTTGAGAGTTGATTTTGAGCTTCATTATGGACAATATTTTAACTCGGGAATAAAAGATATTGCTCATAAAATCAAAGAACTCGAAAAAGAAAATGAGGAATTAAAGGAAGAAATAAACAATTTGACTAACAAAAATTAATAAATATTATGAAAGGGCATTTTATGCAAAAAAAGGTAGGTTCAACAATGATTAATCAAGAAATACAAGATAAAGCAAGCAAAAAAATAGCTGACACTCTCGAATTATTAGAGATGGCTGGTTATGATAAAAAACACATTGATGTTATTCGCAAAGCTATGTGGAGTCTTTTTGATTTTTCAATTTTAATAAACAAGGTAGGTTCAAATGACAAATCAAAACAAAACTAGAGATAGTTTCATATTTTATCGCAGTTTTTTTTCTGCCACAAAACATCTAAATCAGGTCGAAAAAGCACAACTTTTTGAGGCTATTTGCTCTTATGCTTTAGATGGAAATCTAAGTTTATTAGAAGGAACGCCTCAAGGTATGTTTGAGCTAATAAAACCGCAACTTGATGCCAATAGAAAAAGGTTTGAAAATGGTTGTAAAAAAAAGCAAAAGATAAGCAAAACCGAAGCAAAACCGAAGCAAACAATAAGCAAAGATGAAGCTAATGTAAATGTAAATGTTAATGTAAATCATAATGAAGAATGTAAATCAGAATCACAATCAGAATCAGAATCAAAATCTAAAATAACAATTAATCCAATTTATAAAGAATTATCTGATGATTTATTATTTATTTTAGAAGCAAAACTTCAAAGAAAATTATCTTCTAAAAATTGGGAAGATGAAATTAAAAAATTAATAGAGAAAGATTTATCAGTTAGACAAAATCCAATCGAAGATGTAAAACAAGCAATACAAACAATAGCAAATAATTATGGTAAAGAATATTTTCCAGTAATTCAATCAGCTAAAAGTCTCAGAGAAAAATTTACTAAAATTGAGGATTATGTCAAAAGAAACTCACAAAGTAAAAATAATCAATCAGCAGAAAATGACAGACCTAAATTTTTAAGTCAATATCAACACTTATTGAATAAATAACATGGAACAAGAAAATTTTAATCAAGAGATAGAAGAAGCCCTATTAGGCACCATTCTTTCAAATAACATGTATTTGTTAAAATCACCAAACTTAGAAGCTAAACATTTTTACTTCGATGATTATCAAAAGATTTTCGAAGAAGTCATTAAAAGAATTGGAGCTGGTGAAGTTGTTGACTTTAGGATTATTTCAACATTTGTTAAAAATAACGGAATTGATACTAAAATTATTAAAAACCTGTCTAATGCTACTAGTGGATTAGTTGACATGGAATCTTATTCAAATGAAGTAATTAGGTTATGGCAAATAAGAGAATTAAAAAAGATATTAACTTTAATAATAAGCGATAAAACAAGCGATTTTAATAGTATTAAAAACAAATTAGAGGGAGACATAGCCGACATATCAATAAACATGTCTAATCAGCCTAAAAAGATTGATAAAGTTATAGATGATGTTTTATCTAATCATCAAAAAGAATTAATTTTCACAGGCTTTGAAAAATTAGATATTTTAACTGGAGGCTTTGAGCTTGGTAATTTAGTTATTATCGGTGGCAGACCATCAAGCGGAAAGACTACATTTTGTTTAAACTTTGCTAAAAATGTTTCTTTGAGCCATGGAGTTTTATTTTTTTCAATGGAAGTATCGGACAAAAGTTTAGCGAGAAAATTTCTAAATGAGACAACTGGAGCTAGTGCTTATAGATTAAAAATCGGAGCAACAACCGAAGCGGACAAACTCTCAATAGAAAATAATAGACACACTTGGAAAGATTATAATTTAATATTAGACCAAGAAAACGGCATTAATCTTTTAACAATTAGAAGCAAGATTAAACGGGCAATGCTTAAAAATGATATTAAAATGATTTGTATTGACTATTTGCAATTAATCGCAAGCTCTGGTAAAGAATTTTCAAGAGAGCAACAAATATCAAGAATTGCTGAGGGCTTAAAGAAAATAGCAAAAGACTTTAACATTGTTGTTGTTGCTTTGTCGCAATTATCAAGAGCTGGTGATTCGAGAGAAAATAAAAGACCAATCCTAAGCGACTTAAGGGACTCAGGAGCTATAGAACAAAATGCGGATATAGTTATGTTTACACATAGAGAGGAGTATTTCTTAGAGCGAGAAAAAGTTCCTGAACATTCAAAACATTATGGCGATTGGCTTAAATGCTATAATAATGTAAAGGGCAAAGCAGATATAATTGTTTCTAAGAATCGTGAGGGCGAATGCGGGGACATTTTATTTAACTTTAACGGCAAACAAAGCAAATTCTCGGAGGCAAATGATTCACATTAAACACATACTTGCAAATACTATCGCAAATGCAAGTAAAGCAAAACTTTATCATCAGAACAGAGATATTTTTCTTAAATATTTTGATAGCATTGAGCAATATGACGCTTTAATATCGGCGGGTAATTTTAAGAAAATCGACGAAATTATAAAACAAAACTCATCTTTTAACTTAGATGAGTTTATTAACAATCATAACAAACAATTGTGAAAATTCTATTAATTGAAGACTCAGAGATTTTAACAATGTTGTTAAAACATCAAGCTAAAATATTAGAAGTTGATTTAACTTGCGTTGATAATTTTGCTGATGCAATTGAGCATCTTAAAAATAATGTTTTTGATTTGATTATTTTAGACAACCAACTTGAAAAAGAAAATTTGAAGGGTGGAGAAATTGCAAAAACACTTAAAGAATATTCGCAGGCAAAGATAATTTTATCAAGCGCTGACGAATGTATTATTAGCAATGAGTGGATTGATGAAGTGATTCCTAAATCACAATTGCAATTAGTAAATGTTATTAATTTAAAATAAAAATATATGGAACCAGCAATAGTGTTTATAGTAATGATAGCATTATTTCAATTAAGTAAATTAACTTGGTAAATTTATGAGAAAAATGTTTAATTTTATAGTGTTATTAGTTTTGATTAAAAAAAATAACATATTTATTTTTAAGAAAAATTTTGAAAGAAGTAGTGATTATTATTATTACTTTGATAAAAGCAATAAAACAACAACTCTTTTTAAAAAAAAATATACGCTTCTTATATAAATTATGAAGTTCGTTACTTAGTAAACTTTAATTTTAAAGCTAAGATAAATTATCCATTTGAACTTTGGAACTGGCAGGCAAAGTTTTTATATAAAATGGCTCAAAACAAATATTTAAAATCATGATAAACTATCTTAAAAAAAGAAAAAATTTTAATCGGATAAAAAAATTAATTCAAACAAATCCAGTTCGTTTAGAAGGAACTTTTGGTTTATATCCTCACAAAACTATAAATGAATATTATTGCGAAAATATAATCTTAAAATTTACTTGCATTATGTATCATCACAGAAACTTTGCGGAAGAATATGAGGTTTTTGAAACATTGCAATCGGGATTTAAAGAAATTGATTTAGATGAGGAGCAAATAAAAATACTCTTTGAATTAGCTGAAACAAAGCATCAAAAACCATATTGGATAAAATAATAAATATTTTAATTATTTTTAAAAATAATGCTTGACATTATAAAAAGCCTTGTATAATATGAGTTGCGAGGGTTGATAAAAAGACTTTTAAAAATATAAATCGTAAATATTTACATAGCTAGTGTTGTGGCGGAATATAGACGCTTACTTTAGCAATATAAGAACAACACTTTTACAGCGATATCGCTGGAGTTATTGCTTTCGGTTTGTTCATGCAGAGTGCAAATCTTTGCCAGCACTAGCTTTATAAATATTTAACCTAGCCTAGGTAAAGATGAAGGCATGAGTGCTTAACTACTGAGCCAGCAAGACAAGCCGATCCGCTGAGGCGTTCTGAAATTTATTTCAGTCCACAAAAAAGAGGGGTATTTTTGCAAGTAGAGACAGCTCGGAGAGACGGCAATATACGGCAATTCTGCGTGAGAAAGGTCATTCCTTTTTGCTAGTTGGATTCTAGCAATTGCCACCTAGCCTAGGTAAAGATGAAGGCAAAAATATTAGACGACGCAAGTTGAGCTAGTTAAATCGCTCGAAAGAGCTTCATTAATCAAGCGGTTAAGTTTAGTTAATTATATTTAATATTAAACCTCTGGGACGAGCAAGTCAACCTACCATCATCGCTTTGGTAAGTTTCAAGGGTTGACAACAGTTAGCCTTCTGTAAAAAGGCAAATATTAACTTTAAACAAAAATATATGAAAATCTTTTTACCATTATTACAAGTCTTATTCATTGGACTAAAACTAACCAATCAAATTGATTGGAATTGGTTTTTCGTTTTATCACCAAGTTTATTTTTATTAGCGGTAATTTTATTGCCATTATTATTAATTTTAATTTTAAAAATAATTTATAAATAACCTACTCAATATTAACTTTAAAACAAAAAAAATATGAATATTAAAATTTTTAAAACAAGAGAAGAATTTGAGAAATATGCTAATGAGCTTATTGAGGTTTGCGTAACCTATAAGTCTAATCCTAATATTCCTTATATCGCATACGCACGCTATATCAAAAAAACAATTCATGGCGAAGATGCGAGCGAATTAAGAGGATTTAAACCGAGTCAGAATCAAAAAATTACCGATAGATTACAGGAAAGATTAATTAAACTTTTAACTAAAGATGCGGAAGAAATTGTTTTAGATAGTGAATCTTGCGAAGTTGTTGTTAAAAAATCAGAGGGTAATTTACAAATTGCAATAATTAGATTAATTGATTACAGTGTGAATGCTTTAATTACTCTTGAAAAAAAGCACATCGACCCAAACAATAATATTTGGCTTTTTATCGGCAATCACGAGGTTTATTTGTCGAAAAGACAAATTATAAAAATCAACCAAGCGATTCAAGATAAGCTTGATGAGTATTGGGCAGAAAATCCAACAGAAGATGAAGCGACTAAAGCGGAAAGGCTTTGGGAAATGAATGAGGGGAGATAGTATGAGTAAAAAATATTATTATACTTGTCCGATTAAAGCTCTTTACATGATGAAGGAGTTTGATGTATTATTTTATTTAGATGACGAGGAATCTTCAACTCACCCTTTCATAAGGAATGATGAAGATGAATCCGAAATTGCGGATCATGAATTGTTAGAAATGTGCGAAGGATACAATAAAATATACATTGAAGAAGGTTCAGAACGCATTTTCGAGCCGAAAAAAAACGACGAAGGTCGATGGCTTAGACCGATAGGAGCTCATTACGCTAATCATAACGGCGAACAATGGGTATCAGCCGGAATAGAGCCAAATCCTCCAAAAATCATAATGCGAGACAACAAACAATTTTTTATGCCAGAGGTAGAAAAATGAATAATATTCACTTTTTAAGCAAAACCGATTTATGGTCAACTCCGCAAGATTTTTTTGACAAATATAATAAAATTTATAATTTTGATTTAGATGTTTGCGCTAATTTAGAAAATGCGAAATGTAAAAAATATTTTACCATTGATGATGATGGATTGTCTCAAAAATGGAATGGTAATTGTTGGATGAACCCTCCGTATGGAAGAAAGATAGGAAAATGGATAAAAAAAGCTTTTGAAGAATCTTTAAAAGGATCTGTTATTGTATGTTTATTACCAGCTAGAACAGATACAAAATGGTTTCACGAGTATTGTGTTAAAGGTCAAATTGAATTTATAAAAGGAAGATTAAAGTTTGGAAATTCTAAAAATGCCGCACCATTTCCGAGTATGGTTGTTATATTTAATAAATAAGGAGAACTATGAAAACAACAAATTACGAAATATCAAAAAAGCTTGCGGAAATTGGGTTTAAAGCTAAAGCTGAAAAATGCTGGGCAAAAATAAGACATTCTGTATCGAGTGAATTTAATTTAGTCAATTTAGATTTTGCAGTTCCTCAAAATTGTGATGAATGGGTTTTGTCTTACGATTTAGAGACATTGCTTAATACTTTGCCACATAATTTTATGTTAGAAAAAAAAATAAAGTTTTTAAAAATGAACCAATCTGAAATAGGTTATGAAACCGGAAGTTCGCCTATCTATGATTACCAATTACTCTGCCACAGAATGAAAGAAGAATCACTAGCAGACACTGCGGGGCGATTGATTATTAAACTTTATAACAATAACTTAATTAAATTTTAAAATATGAAAGAAACTTTACAAAACCAAATAGAAGAAATTACAAAAAAACTCGAAATAAAAAAATACATCGCAGTAATTGACAAAGATTTTGGCGTAGTATTCCCCGACTTTGACGGTTGCGTAAGTGTGGGTAAAGACCTTAACGATGCAATAAACATGGCACAGGAAGCATTAGAGTTTCATGTTGAGGGTATGCGTGAAGATGGTGAGGAATTGCCAGAGCCTACAACATTGGAGCAGGTTAAAAAGGAGTATCATGAAAATGTTTTCAAATATCAACCAATATACATAAAATAATGAAAGAAACCAAAACAGCTTATATTTTAGCTTCAATCAGGACAAAAGGTTTTGTTGAAGCAAAAAATATTAATCAATTAGCTTTAAAGCTTGATATTAAGCCCGAGAATTTAAGACATATAATTGACGCTATCGAAGTAGCAAATGCGGTTGATGATAAAACTAGGCACAATTACCATGATTATTATTTTAAAGGTAAGGGTAAAAAGAAAAAAGGAACATTGATTTTATGCTATAAATGGGCTGATGAATCTAAAAGTATTTTAAGCGATAAAATGAACGAAATTTTGGGGGTTAAATAATATGATAACATATTTACTTTTATTAACAGCTTTAACAGCCTTTCATAGCTATTTTTTTTATAGTTTGTGGCTTTTATGGAAAAAAGAGATTGAAGAACTTTCTTTTAATCACGGGTTTTTTTGCGCAGTTTCAGCACATGTTGTGGGTCATTTTTGGATTGGTTTTTTTAATTTTATATAAAAATAATATGGCTAAAAAATATATTGGAGAAAATTTTACACTTAATAAAATTTTGAGAGCTATTCATCAAAATAGGATTGAAAGTAATTTGCTAGAGTTTTCAATGAAAAGCGATGGTATTATTGTTTATGACGTTTATCCCTTTAGCATACGGAAAAGGGAATTGATTTGTAAGAAGTGGCAGGATAAGCTGGGATTTTTACGAATCAATTTTTGGAAAAAATTATGTTCAAAAGAGTCGAAATTATTGATGCCCTTATTTCTCTTGGTCAGAAGTTGTGGGAATTTAAGGGGTGGATCATGGGTATTCTAACCGCCAGCGGTGGAATTGGGTCTTTGGCGTTTTTTCACTCAAAATTAGGGGTTGCTATTACTTGCGGAACTCTCTTTGCAATAGTTTGTTTTATAGCTTTATTTGTGGTAATAGCTTTAAACAAGAAGAATAATTCTCAAACAAACAAGGCTAATGAACTGACTACGCAAAGCCTTGCTCAAGCAATTATAGAAGGATCAAAACCTCTAACAAAAGACGATTTACAATTATTGATCGGTGGGGAGTTTAAAAATGGAAGATTCGTGCCATATTCTGGTTCTCGTCACTATATGACAGTATCAATGGAGCTAAATAAGAAGATGGGTTTTAGCTATCATTTAAGCCCACATAATTCGTTGTCTAAATTAAGAATTTCTGTTGAAAAAATAACCCCATTTCAATCAAAAAAAGAACCAGACATCAGTAAGTTAATTTTTTATATATATGATGATTCAGGAGAGGAGAAATCTATTCATGGCGGAGGTGGAGAAATAGAAATTTATATCGGAGATAAAAAAGAAGGAAATTTTAATGCCGCCTTTCAAATCAAAATTGGCTATATCGGTGACTTAGATAGTAAATCAAATGTTAGCTTTAAGATTAATCTTATTTCATGGAAAAAAGTTTAGTTATGAACCTCAAAGACGCTCTCAAAAACAATAAACTTTCTGACTTCATAAAGTCCCGCTCTAAAGAAGATAAAAAGGGCGACAAAGAGAAGTTCGACAAAGCGATTAAATCTATTTCGCAAACTTCTTGGTAAATAAAGATTTTTAAAAATAATTCTTGACTATTAGTTTAGCCTTTATTATCATGATTGCAAGCACCACATAAAAACCTTTTTAAAAATATTAACTTAACTTAAAAAATATGACATTTCAAATAAAAAAAGCAACAAGAAAAGCAATACCAGCTATAATTTGTCTATATGGCAAATCTGGTGGTGGCAAAACATACTCTGCATTAAAATTAGCTCAAGGATTGGTTGGGAAAGATAGAGTTTGTTTAATTGATACCGAAAATGGAAGAGCGAGTCATTACGCAGATGAATTTGATTTTGATATAATTGATTTAGAACCTCCATTTAGCCCAGCTCGCTATATTCAGGCAATTAAAACCGCCCAAGATAATGGTTATAAAGCTATTGTTATTGATTCAATTTCTCACGAATGGGAAGGTATTGGTGGTTGCTTAGAAATGGCAGAAGGAAAAACTGGATTACAAGCTTGGGCTAAACCAAAAGAGCAACATCGTAAAATGATGAATATGTTATTACAGTCTAAAAGTCATATTATTTTTTGCGCAAGAGCTAAGGATAATTTAAAGCAAGTAAAAATTAATGGTAAAACTGAAATTGTAAATCATGGATTAATGCCGATTCAAGAAAAAAACTTTCCTTTTGAAATGTTAATCACTTTAAAAATGCAAGATAAAGGTAAAGTTGTGATTGAAAAATGCATTAAAGGTTTAGAAGAATCTTTAAAAATCAATGGTTATATTAATGAAAATCATGGCAAAATTATTGCTGATTGGATTAATAAAGGTGAAAAAGTCAATTTAGAAATTAAGCAATTAATGGCTGATGCAAGACTTGAAGCCATAAAAGGTGAGGCAAATCTTAAAAATTGGTTTGAAACCCTTGACGAAAAGCAAAAATTAACCGCTAAAGATTTTAGCAATGAATTTAAAAAAGAATTATCTAAAATAGCTAAAGAAATTGTAGAAGATATTGAAGTAATTGAATTTGAACAAAGTTTAGAAATACAAGATATTTGTAAAATAAAAGGCGTAGACATTAAACAAATTTGCCAAGTTTACAAAATCAATTTAATTACTGATTTACCAGCTTCTAAATTTGCTAAAGTTATTGAAACTTTAAATTCAAAACCTGATGCAGTAAAAGAGGGGGTTGTAAATGCAAATAATTAGAGATATAGACCAAGGCTCAGAAGAATGGTTACAATTAAAATTAGGGGTTGCTTCAGCCTCTAATTTTGATAAAATCATCACAACCACTGGCAAGGAATCCGAAAGTTTAAAAAAATACGCTTTACAATTAGCAACTGAGTTAATGCTAGAAACTCCTGAGCCATCTTTTAAAAATGATGTTATGGCGAGGGGTAACGAAGTAGAGCCATTAGCGAGAGATGCTTACCAAGAGCAAACTTTTAAGGTTGTTGAGCAAATAACAATGTTTAAAAGCGATTGTGGTAATTTTGGATATTCTCCTGATGGTCTCGTTGACGATGATGGTTTAGTTGAAATAAAATGCCCGATTGCCACAACTCATTTTAAATATTTACTTGATAATAAAATGCCAACTGATTACTGGCAACAAGTTCAAGGCGGGCTTTGGGTTAGTCAAAGAAAATGGATAGATTTTGTTTCGTTTAACTCATATTTTAAAGATAAGAAATT